AATTGATTTTATAGAAGGCGCTATTAGGGCTATCGCTGCGACAATCTTCGGTGTGATGAAATTATTTCAAGAGGTTGCATTGTTAGGAGACAGGGTAATTAGTCAAATAAAGAAGATGATGCAAGCGGTAGAAAATGCTACTCCTAAATGGTTTAAAAAATTAATAGGTGGCGGTGCTGGATTTGCAAAAGAATTAGGTAGTCGGTTTGTTACTCAACAGAAAAAGAATTTAAGGAATGTTTTGGGTGATGACTATGTGGACGCAGCTAAAGGTAGATTTGAACAAAATACAAAGAGTTTAGGAAAGATAATTAGCGGAAGATCAGAAGCCGGGGAGGATTATTACAAACAAGGCACACAAAAAGCAAAAGAGTTAGAGGCTCAATTGACTCGTACTTTTGGCGGCTCAATGAAAGCTAAGGTAGAGAGTTATGCAAAGACTGTGGGTGATTTTGGCAGTCAAGTTGGCGACGTGGTGGTAAAGGCCTTTAAAGGACTTGAAGACCAGATGGTGAATTTTGTAATGACAGGAAAAATGGCCTTTAAAGATTTAGCGCGGTCAATTATTGCTGATATGGCACGAATAGCGATTAGGGCAGCAATTATCAAGCCGTTAATGGGTGCTTTATTTCCAAAATTAGAATTTGCAAAAGGTGGCGTCTTAGAGAATGGAAAACATATAACAGCTTATTCCAAAGGCGGTGTGGTCACGAGGCCCACGATTTTTCCAATGGCAAAAGGTATGGGGTTAATGTCCGAAGCGGGGCCCGAAGCAATCATGCCCCTTAAGCGAGGAAAAGGTGGGCGGTTAGGTGTAGAAGCTCAAGGCGGAGGCGGTGCAAATATTGTTGTTAATGTCGATGCTCAGGGTACATCTGTTCAGGGTTCAGATCAGGAAGGTAGACAACTTGGAAAATTAATCGCCGCTGCTGTTAAGGGCACTATTATTCAAGAACAGCGGCCAGGTGGTCTTTTAGCTGCTTAATTATGGCTACTTTTTCATACGACCCCGACTATTCAGCGACAGAAGATAGTGCGCCAAATGTGCGAACTGTTGTAATGGGTGAGGGATACCAACAGCGCGTTCAATTTGGATTACAACGCGACCCGAAAGAATGGAGACTTACTTTTGCTAATAGGACCGATACAGAAAGAGACAATATTATCACTTTCTTAGAAGACAAGAAAGGAACAGAGTCATTTGATTGGACGCCTCCAAGGGGTAGCGCTGGAAAATATATATGCTCCGAATGGTCAACAGAAATGGTTGTATCTGGTCGGTCAACAATTGAAACAACATTCTCACAAGTTTTTGAACCCTGATGGCTGTACCTGTAAGTGAGTTACAAAAAATAAATCCCAGTTCAATTATTGAGCTGTTTACTTTGACCCTAGACGCAACGCTTCATGGATCAACTGACGTCTACCGATTTCATAACGGGTCTAGTCCTAATAACAATGCTGAGGTGATATGGGCGGGGAATAATTATTTGCGTTATCCAATTCAGGCCACAGGATTTGAACAGACAGGCAAGGGATCTTTACCCCGACCAAAACTCATTGTTAGCAATATCCTTGGGACGTTAACGGCTGTAATGCAGAACACAAACAAGGTAACAGCAGGGGTAGATCTCAATGGTTCGAAGCTAGTACGCATTAGAACTCTTGCAAGATATTTGGATGCTGCAAACTGGAGCACAGGTACAAACCCGTTTGGAACGCCATCACCAACAACAGAACTTCCTCAGGAAATTTATTATTTAGATCGTAAGGTTACAGAAAATAGAGACGTTGTTGAATGGGAATGTGCAAGTGCTTTTGACTTGTCTTATGGGCCTAAAGCGCCTAAGCGTTTAATTACACGGGCAGATTTTCCTGGCGTTGGTACTTTCATTGGATGAATTGGAAAGAAGCCGCGTTAAAACACGCTAAGGAGGAAGACCCTAAAGAAAGCTGTGGATTGCTTCTTTGTCAGAAAGGAAAGGAAAGATATTGGCCTTGCAAAAATATTGCAGATTTACCAACAGAGGGTTTTTGTATTGACCCTGATGACTGGATGAAAGGAGAAGATAAGGCGGAAGTGATCGGGGTTATCCATAGTCACCCTGATTGTCCACCAACTCCAAGCCCTGTTGATTTATCAAGTTGCGAATATATTGACTTGCCTTTTCATATTTGCAATCCAAGGACCGAGGCTTGGCATAGTTTCAATCCTTCAGGATATAAAACCCCTTTAATTGGTAGACAATGGACGTGGGGTGCATCGGATTGCTGGACCTTAATTATTGATTACTTTGCTGAGCAAGGTTTAGAGGTGAAGGATTGGGAGAGACCAAAGCGTTCAGAGGAGATCTTGACTAATAATATTTTTTGTGAGCAAAACTTTATTGAAAGTGGTTTTGTTCCTTTGGAAGACGACGCCGAATGGTTGGTAGGTGACTTGCTTTTGTTCAAGTTCACAGGTCCATCACCCGATCATGTAGGTATCTATATTGGACAAAAGGTCTTGCATCACATGGGTGGCAAATTGAGTTCAAGAGACCCTTTGAACGAGTTTCTAATTAATGCAATCGTTAGGAGGTATAGACATGCTAAGAAAAATTAAGGTCTACGGACGATTAAGAAAATTTCTTAAATGGGAAGACGGAACCTTTGAAGCTGACGTATCGAGCGCCGCTGAGGTCGTCCGTTTTTTATTAGCTAATTGGCCCGGTGTAAGAAAGCATATGGCGTATCAGCATTACAAAATTACCGTTGGTCAGTACAACATCAGCGAAGAGGAGTTACATGATCCCGCAGGTGAGACAGAAGCTATAACAATTGTCCCTGTAATGGTGGGATCTAGGGGTGCTTGGAAAACTGTTGCAGGTGTGGCCTTAGTGGCAACGGCTATAGCGCTTGGTCCTGTTGGGGCAACTTATTTTGGGGGCCTTATAACTGCGGGAGGTGGTTCGGCTGCAATTATTGGAAGCCTAGGAGCAAGCATCATGGCTGGCGTTGGTGCTGCTTTGATTTTCTCCGGCGCTTCTGAAATGTTGACGCCTACTCCTCCGGTGCCATCTGGCCCTAGTGGGGAAAGTGCTTTAGATCCAAATAGTAATTATGCATTTAGTGGCTTGCAGAACGTTAGTCGTAGTGGAACGCCATTGCCTTTGATCTATGGCTATGAAGTTTTAGTTGGTTCTGTTGTTATCAATAACGGCATCGATACAGCACAAGTTGAAGGAACTGCATAATGGCTATCAATCAGCTAAATCAATCAACAAGGTTAACTGACCCGACGCTTCCAAAGGATCGGTTAGGTAGTAAACAATTCGCAACCTACGTAGACGCGCTAGGGGAAGGTGAGATTGCTGGTTTTCCAAGTGCGATTGATGGTGGCTATACCCAGGGCACAACTAATTACAACAATGCAGCATTAAAAGACGTCTATTTAAATCAAACGCAAGTTATTACGTCTTCAGCTAATGTCACTAGTTTACAAGATACAGATTATAACTTTAAAGACGTTGGTTTTGATGTTCGCTTTGGCACTTCAGGTCAATCTTATATTTCAGGAATATCTGATATTGAAACAGAAAATAGCGTAGGTGCTGCTGTAACGAATGGAAGCCCTGTCACCAGGTCTATTACAAACACTTCTGTAAATGCTGTTAGGGTTACCGTTGCATTTCCTCGGTTAGAGAAGTTTGAGGATAATGGAGATGTTAATGGCGCTGAAGTTTCATTAAGCATTCAGATTCAACATAATAGTGGTGGTTATACAACAGCAATAACAGACACAGTTAAAGGGCGTTCTTCTAGTGCTTATTTCCGCGATTATAGGATCACTTTAAGTGGAGCATTCCCTGTTGATGTTCGAGTTATCAGGAACACTGCTGATAGTACAGATTCAAAATTAGTTGATGCTTTCCAGTGGAGTACTTACACCGAAATCATTGATAAGCAGCTTGCATATGCAAATACTGCTCACGCTGCGTTGCGATTTGACGCTGAGAACTTTCCACAGATTCCTTCACGTGTTTATAAGGTCAGAGGAATCAAAACCAAGATGTATTCAAATGCTACTGTTCAGAGTGACGGTAGTTTGACTTTTACCGGTGCTTGGAATGGATTATTCAAAGCTGGCAAGGAAGCTCATACGGACCCGGCTCTAATCCTTTGGGATATTTTGACGAATGAGAGATATGGTTTTGGCAATCATGTTTCAGAATCCCAGCTAGATAAATATTCTTTTTATAACGTCAGTGTTTATAACAACGAACAGATAGACGACGGAACAGGGACGGGATCAAAACATGCAAGATTTGCTTTCAATGGTGTAATTAGTCAGCAGACCGATGCGTTTCGATTGATCAATGATGTTTGTAGTTCTATGCGATGTATGGCGTACTGGTCGGCGGGTGGAATCTCGTTAAGCCAGGATTCACCAAAAGATTCTTCTTATCTATTTACTCTCGCCAATGTTGCTGAGCCAGGTTTTAGTTATAGCGGTAGTGGGTCAAGAACTAGGGCAACACAAATAAATGTCAGCTATATGGACAACGAAACCCAAGAGATCGATTGGGAAGAGGTGTCAGATACGGCGATGCAAAATAAGTGGGGAATTGTTCAAAAAAATGTAAAAGCTATTGGTTGTACTGATAGAGCGCGTGCGGCTCGCCTTGGGCGGTGGATGCTTTATACACTTTTCCACTCTACAGAAATCGTCAACTTTGTTACTTCAATAGATGCCGGGGTTTGTATCGCTCCCGGTGATGTCATTGACATATCAGATCCAGTGAGGGGAGGTCTTAGGCGTGGAGGTCGTATTAATACAGCAACAACAACAACCGTCACTGTTGACAATGAAGATCAAACAGATTTAGACGCAACAAATAGTCCGACGTTAAGCGTTGTCTTATCTGATGGTTCCGTTGAGACTAAAGCGGTTAGCTCAATTAGTGGTGCTGTTATCACTGTTAGCTCTGCTTTCAGTAGCGCTCCACAAGCTAACTCTGTTTGGGTTCTACAGAATGACACTTTAGAAACAAGTCAATGGCGAATCGTCAGTATCTCAGAAGATGAGGCCTCTTATTCGGTATCTGCGCTTGCTTATAACTCAAGTAAATACGCCTATGTGGAAGATGGCTCAACCCTTTCTAGCCGTAGCGTATCTGTTCTAAATGCACTTCCAAA